AAAAAGTAAAAAAATGACTGATGAGTTAAAAGCTTGGTTTAATGGGAAAGTTGAGGACATTATCGCTAGAGTAAAAAGTGAAAATGTTGAAGCTGATTCTAAATCAAATGTTAAAGTTACTATGTCTGATGAGGCTGAAATTTTAAATAAATTTTCAGATTTTGAAGCAAAAGTAGCAGAAGTTAGTGGGTCTGTAACTGAATTAGAAGGAGAAAAAGAAACTCTTACTATGGAAGTTGAAAGACTTAATGGTTTATTAAGTAAATCAAATGCAAAGGGAACTGAAATTTCTACAGATGGCGACCCTGCAGTAGTAGTAGAAAACAAAGTAGAAGGTAGTGATACTAAATTCTGGAATGGAATTGTATCTAAAATGAATTTAAAATAAAACTAAAAAAATAAAATTATGGCAGCAGCAGATATAGCTCAAAATGGTTTAGGAGCATCTTACAATGGCACCTACGCAGCAAAAATCTTATTGGAACCAATGTTCCATTCAGATGATATAATGAGAAATTATACTATCTATCCAAATGTAAAGTACAAGCAAAATATTTTAATGGCACCATCTTTAAAGAGTATTACAGCTCTTAATGCAGGGTGTATAGCAAATACTTGTGTAGGTACTCAATTTGAAGTAACACAAAAAACTATAGAAGTTGAAAATGTTTCTGTAAAGCAAACTCAATGTTGGGATGAGTTCAAATCAGAAGTAATAGTAGAGTCTTATAAGAATGGTATCAATATGCCTGACTTATCAGGAACTGAATTAGCTCAAGTTATTATTGACAGAGTAAGAGGTGGTATCTCTAACGATATGATTAGAAATATGTGGGCAGGATTGAAGTCAGGAGCAGGAATCCCTGCAGCAGCAGACTGTACTTATACTTCTATGGGAGCAGGTCTTTGGGACTTACTTGCAGCAGATGCTAACTTTGCTAACTCAGGAGTATTACAAAGAGTAGATGGAGCAGGAGTAGCAGCAGATTACAATGTAGTTACAGGAACAATCTCTATTGCAGATGTTGCTAAATTATTAGACAAAGCTTTTGCAGGCGCACCTGCTGAATTACAGCAAGTAGAAGCATCAGCAAAAAGAATGTTTGTTACACCAAATGTTTATAATGCTTACTACGCTTCTTTAACTTTAGTTGCTAACACAGGAGCAGTTGATTACGGACACTCTGAAGCACAAGCAGGAAAATCAAGATTATTCTACAGAGGAATTGAGGTTGTTGCTATGTATGAGTGGGACACAGCTTTAACTGCAAGAACAGGAGCAGATTTACCTGCTATCTTTACAGTAACTGATAAAGCAGGAGCAGCTTTCCAAGCAGCTAATGGAGTTATCTACACAGCTACAGCTAATTTATTCATTGGTACAGATGTTACTGCACCTGAGAATGAGTTAAAAATGTTCTATGATGAGGTTTCTGATAATATGCTTGTTCGTTCTTACTTCACAATGGGCTTCCAATACGGATGGACTAACTTGATTTATGGAGCTTGTTTAACATCATAATCTAACAGTAAATAGGGTGGGAGAAATTCCACCCTAAATACTTTTATTAATTTAAAAAAATAGAATAAAATGGCAATAACAAATGGAATTAATATAGGATGTGCTGACTTAATAGGAGCAGGAGGTATCAGAAATATACTTATTAGAACTTGGAAAGATACAGATGTAGTTCTGTATGGTAATACTTCTACTACTCACGAAGTAACTAGCATTAAAGATGGCTCAGGGTCGGCTACATGGTTTAACTATGAATTTAAGAATGAATTACCTGCTTTGACTGTTACTGCAGCTAGAGAAAATGGCTCTACATCTTACGAATGTAGTTTGACTTTTATGATGCCTGACATGGATAATGGAAAGGGAGCTGCATTACAAGGACTTATGGACACTTGTATGATGGTTTTAGCAGTAGGTAATAACGATAAGGTTTATGTTTTAGGTGCAAGTCAAAAATATGAAAATGAGGCTGAACCGGTTAGAAATCAAACCTATGTTAGTATGACAGGAGCTGAAGGTACTACAGGAGCAGGAATAAATGATGATAATGGTTGGACGGTAACACTAGCATGCAAGCAATGGGAGTCTTTACGTACACTTGCGAATGGTAAACTTACATTATATACCAATGCAGGCTCAGGAACAGGAACATCTACTACAATATAATTAATTAAAAAATAAAATAAAATGGCAATAGCAGATGGAATGGCAATAAATTGTGCTGACCTACAATCAGTAGGAGGAACAAGACTAATAGCTGTAAGGGCATATACTAGCACACAAGAAGTAGTTTTTGATGATTCTTTACATACAATTACTGAAATAGACCAAAGTAGTGGAGTTGGTGCAAATTGGGGTGTTTTTGAAAGTAGAATTGAATCTTCTTCATTAACATTAGCAGGAGCAAATGAAGGCAAACAATTCTCTACTTATGAGTGTACTTTGTCTTGGTTTATTCCGGGCTTGACAACAGCCCAATTTAATCAACTTTATAAGTTTGATGGAGATTGTTTAATGGCAATGGTTGTAGATAATAATGACATGAAGTCAGGAACAACAGAAGCAACAGGCGACCAATTACACAATAAGGTTATAGGGCTTTCTAATACTTTAGCAAATCAAGATACTAACGCTACAGAAAGAAGTCAGCAAGAGTGTAGATTAGTTTCTGTTGAAGGTGGTACAGGAGCAGCTTTCTCTGATGAGATTGGTGTTACAGTAACTCTTAAGTCAATACAATATGAAATACCTAGAGCTTACACGGGTACTATAAATCTTGGTGGTACAGGTTTAACTTTAACAACACAATAATAGTTTATACATAAGGGGGTGTATTAGTTAATAACACTCCCTTATTAATATCTTTTTAATATGTGTGATTGTAAGAACGAAAAAAGTGTAATTTTGATAAATATATATACAGAAATGGCAGAATATAAAGTAAATAGTAAGGCTCAGTTAGGATTATTACTAACAGGCAAGGGGGATGATAACATTCGTAGAGAGTTTGTAGATTTTAGAAAAGAATTAAGTCAAGCTGAATTAGCTTACGCTTATGAGGAATTAAATATAACTGATTGGATAGATAAAACTGATAAAGCAAATGAAAAATCAACAACCAAAAAATCAACAACCAAAAAAGCAACAACAATTACGGAAAACTCAGAAGAAGAATAACACTTTTGAGTTCGGAGTATTTGATTTAACAGTTCCACCTAGTATTACTGAAGTAAAAGACCTTAAATCACTTAATAATGATTGGGTGCCTTTTGGAGATGATAACTTATTTCCTCAGTATTTAGCAGAATTAAAGAGAAAGTCCTCCACACATAGGAGTGTATTAGCTCAAAAGACTGTATTTACAAGTGGGGCTAAATTTGTTTGTGAGAACGAATCATTAAGAGAGTTTATTGAGGATGTTAATGCTGATAAAGAATCTCTAAGAGATGTTTTCAAGAAGTTAGCAGATGATTACTATACTTTTGGTAATGCTTATATGGAGTGTGTTATATATGATGGAGGTGTAAACCTTTACCATTTAGATGCAACTACTGTAAGAATGTCCAAGACTAAGAAAGAGGTTTATGTAAACCCTGATTGGTGTAAGTATTGGAATCAAGACAAAAAAATAAAAAGACTACCTATATACCCTAGAGTAGCACATAACAAGTTTGTAATTCACTTTAAAGATTACGAGCCTACATTTAACTTTTACGGACTTCCTGACTATGTAGCAGCACTAGAGCATATATGTGTTGATTACGAAATTGGAAAATGGAATCATACTAAATTCTTAAATGGATTTCAGCCATCTGCTATCGTTGAGATAAGTGGAGATATGGGAGAAGAAGAAGCTCAAAAGATGGTTCACGAAGCTCAAAAGAAATTTGTAGGAGAAGGTAATAATGGTAAAATCCTATTTATAGTTAAGAATGGAGATACATCTCCTGCGAATGTTCAGATTATAAAAGATGACCAAGAAGGAAGTTGGATTGATTTACAACAGATTACCGACCAAAATATTATAACTGCTAATAGATGGCAACCATCACTTTCAGGTATTGTTAGTTCAGGTAAAATGAACAATTCAGGTAGTGAAATTAGAATTGCTTATGACTTGGTAATGACTACAGTAATAAGAGATACTTCTGAGTTAATATTAAATGGTATCAGAACAGTTCTTTATAATGAGCTAGGATATGACCCTAAAGATTTAAAGATTCATTATGAGCCACCAATCTCATACGCTAATGATGTAGATATTAAACAAGTGCTTACTATAAACGAGCAAAGAGCTTTAATTGATGAGGACTTGCCAATGCTAGAAGATGGAGATATGTTTGTATCGGATAGAGAAGTTATAGTAGTTGAAAAAGATAATGATGGAGATGGAGAGGTTGATGAGAGTAAAGAAATAACAGTAGAGCAATAAGATATGGGTAATACTAAACAATATAAAACACTAGTAAGTGCAGGAGAAGTAATTGATAAGACCTTCACTAACAAGAATACCGACCCTGTATTAGTTTCAGAGAACACTATTGTATTGTCTGAACTTGCTCATATTAGACCTTTATTAGGAGAAAAGTTTTATGCAGAGCTAAAGCTTGAACACGATACAGGAGCTTTGAGTGTTAATAATCAAGCATTTATGACTTACTACCTAGAAGATACCTTATCTTGGTTTGTTAGGTTTGAGGTTGTTAATGATATTATGAGTAATATATCATCTAGTGGAGTAGTTAATAATATAGATGAGTTCTCAAGAATAATAAGTCAAGACACATATAATACATTCAAGCAAGATACATATAGAAAGGCAGATATATTTGCTAACGATATGATGGACTTTTTGAATGGTACTGACCAAACAGGACTATACCCTACATTTGCTAGTAATAGACCTAAGAGTATGAGTGATACATATAAGAATCATGGAATGATATTCTATGATAGTATATATGGTTATAATGGTGTTGATGGTTGTTATAGCTGTGGAAATCCTTATGTAAGAGGAAAATCAAATTGTAATTGTTAAAATAATATAATATGGCTGCAAACGAACACAAGAATTTACAAGATGTAAACAGGCATAATCCTATGGGTTATGAACTAGCTAATAATGAAACGGTTCTATCTAAGGGCGCAGGTTCTAGTTCTGTAGCTAGGGACGGACAATTACAATGGGCGCCTAGAGCTACTATGGGTGTAACTAACTACAAGATGCAGGGATATACTTTTGGTACTAATAATTTTCAGTACGGAGAGGATATAGCTGATAATAAATCTCCATTCATAATGGATGTTGATTATGGACAATCTACTCTATCTGCAGGTTCTTTGGCTCCTAATCAATTTTTTAGAATTGGTCAAAGTTTTATTACTCCTGAAAATGCAAATATATCATCTATTGATGGTTGGGTTACAAGTAGTGGTTCTAATACTATTGAGGTTCTTATATGCAAGATTAGTCCTGACCCTTCTACTGCAAATATTGTTCCTACTTTACTTGCTACTTGTACTGTTGTAGGCGCAGCAAATAATAATTCTTTAGTAAGAATAAGACAAAGAATTATAGCCGAACCATTAATAAGAGAGGGAGATGTTATATTTCCAATGATTAGAGAGGTTACAGAAAGAGAGGGTTCAAATTTATATATGAACTTATCTATACAGACAATGACATTTACACCTCAAGTAGGTTGATAATGACAACTAAGGAAGAAATAATGTCAATGAAGAAAGATATAGGGTCTATTAATAGCAAAATGAATAGTATAGATTCAAAGTTAGATATGCTTACTGAGAAGTTATTAAATCCTGATACAGGGGTTACAGCTAGAGTCAATAGAAATACAGCAATGAGAAAGGTTTTAGTTAAAGCTATGTGGGTTATATATAGTATAACTTTAGGTGCTTTGATAAAGCTATTTACATCATAATGTCAAAAGACAGAAGCTATTACGATATTCAAAGAAATCAATCTCCACCTAGAATAATAAAGTATTTTAATTTATCTGAGTTTGATAGTCCTGATGAGGTTGATTCAGGATATAATATGGATTCTCATTTTATGAGAAAATTAGATGAGGCCAGAGAAATAGCAGGAATACCATTTAAGGTAAATTCAGGTTATAGGAGTGTATCTCATAACAAAAAAGTAGGTGGAGTAAAAAATTCATCTCACATTAAAATACCTTGTTGTGCGGCAGATATACAAGTAAAAGATAGCAGAGATAGATTCCTTGTAATCTCAGCAGCCATAAAAGTTGGTATAAATCGCATTGGAATTGGAAAAAATTTCATACATTTGGACACAGATAAACAAAAAAGCCAAGATATTATTTGGCATTATTATTAATAAAAAAAAAGAAAATGAAAGATTGGTTAATTAAAGCAATGTTAAAAAGTAAAAAATTCTGGTATGCAATATCAGCAGTAGTAGTTCCTGCACTCGTAACTTACTTAGGAGTTGGAGAAGCAACGGCAACAGATTTATTTCATTCTATTCTCGTTTTGATTTTAGGACAAGGAATAGCTGATTCATCAAAAAAATAGTGTATGTTTGTATTCCTTTTATGAGTGTTTTCATTTAGGAATAGTTAGTAGTTAAGAGTGAGAGGTTAATAACTTCTCACTTTTTTTTTATATATATAATTATTTTAATTAAATTTGACTATGAAAAAATCAGGCAAAAGACTAAGGCTATCATCTGATGAGGTTGAATTAATCAATGAATCAAGAGGGGAAGATTTAGATAATATTAACGGAAATACTGCTTTAGACATACATCTACAAGATAGAGGTATAGATAAAAAAGATATTGTTAGTGTTAAACATTGGCAGAATATGGGAGGGGATTTACGCTTTTCTATAGTAACTAAAGAACAATCTGCTATTGAGCAAACAGATTTATTAGAAGATGTTAAAGCTCTTATAGATAATCACGCACCTACTTATTCAAAAATTAAAAGAGTAAAGGGAGATAATTTATTAATTATAAATCCTGCTGATATTCATATTGGTAAACTAGCAGTTGCTT